AGGGTATCTCACCTTACATGCAGGGCCAGCAGCATTGTCTTATAAATATTCTGACTGGGTTATTGATTTACTGAAGAAATATGGTTGGAACGTAGGATACTATGATGCACCGAGAGGGTTCCATGAGGCAGGATCAATAGAAAGCGAGATCATTGCAACCAAACCCCCAAAAACACTCAAGGATTATAATTTTGGATAATGTTGAATTTACCACAAAACGTATTGGCCCTGTAGTTGCAGAAACAAGAATTGCAGGATTGACAGCAGGAGATAAAACAGGTATTCTTTACATGTCAGATATTCATTGGGATGCCAAAACATGTAATCGCACACTCTTAAAAAAACATCTAGACAAAGCAAAGGAGAACAACTGGGGTGTAGTTATTGCAGGTGATGTGTTTGATGCAATGCAGGGTAAGTTTGACCCGCGAAGAAATATGGATGAATTAAGACCGGAGTTACAGGTAGGAAACTATTTTGATGAGTTAATTAATTTAGCTACAGAATGGTTTGCACCCTGGGCTAGTATCATTCATTTGGCTAGTTATGGTAATCATGAAACCAGCATTATACGACACAATAACACTGACTTGCTTGAACGTTGGGTTTATAGTATGAGAACTGTAAACAAAAGTCCAGTAGTGAAAGGTGGATATGGCACATGGCATATGCTCCGCTTTATGTCTGGGAAAAAGGTTGGGACAACTAAAAAAGCATATTATTACCACGGGAAGGGTGGTGCATCCCCCGTAACATTGGGTGTAATTGATACAAATAGACAAGCCGCCTTTCTTAATGATGTTGATTTAGTAGTTAATGGACATAATCATCAGGGGTATGTAGTTGGTTTGCCTAAAATAGGGTTGACAGAAAGGGGGAAGATAGAGAGGGGGATAACGTATTTCCTGAGAACACCTGGATATAAGGCAAGTGGTATTGATGAACCATTTGGTTTTGACATCGAAAAACTTTCACCTAAACCAAATGGTTCCATTTTAGTTGAGTTTGGTATCAACGGAGATGGGTCATATAATGACAGATTATCCATGAATGCAATGACATTGTTTGAATAGCATACAAGTTGGAATACCAATTTGACAAGCTTGACATAATGTGGTATAGTACTATTACTTACTAATTTATGTCAAGTTTACTTTTGGAGGTAAACAACAATGGAAGCTAATCAAACGTACCCCGGTAGTCCTGCTATTCACAATGCTGCTGAATTTGATCCAGGTGATCCCTACGCTGCTGGCAACGCAACTAACTTTAAGGCTGTTGTAGACGCTCATGCGATTAACCAGAGTCAAATCGCACAAGAGACTACACGACAGCAAAGTCGAAATTACCATAACTTGCTTGACCAAAATCAGCAACTTTTCGCCAACACTCTTCAGCAAAATCAGTCATTGTTCCAGGTCGCTCTCACGACACTGAGCAACATGGCTATTATCTCTGCTAAGACTGTTGATAAAGATACCAATGAAATCTCCAGTGAAGCTATTGGTGCTCAAATTGTTGCTGAACTGAGTCCTGCCATTGCCAATGCTGTGGATGCCTCTGTTGTTGCTACGCTTGGTGATCAAGCTGTGGCGCACGGAGCGCTGTCTGCTGCTATTGCTGATGCTGTAGTCTCTCAGTTAGCTGCAAAGGGTTAAACCTTAATTATTTCAGGGGGGTATGCGAGTGCCCCCCTGATCTAATATATGGAAAAGCATAATATAAATCCAGCGTTAATCAGCTATGCCACCCCCATTAATTCAATACTACTGGAAGGTAATAATTCCAGGGAACACGGAGAAGGGGATTTAAAGGAATTAGCACGCAGTTACGACGAATTTGGGCAGAGAAAGCCCATTATCGTCAACACTCGCGGTACATTCCCTGATGGCATTATTGGGGTTGTGGAAGCTGGAAATGGAACCTTGATGGCAGTCAAGGATATTTTGGGTTGGACACATATTGCAGCCCTGCTAGTAGATGATGATGGTGAAACAGCAAGGCGGTACGCCATTGCTGACAATAGAACAGCAGAGCTTTCTAAGTGGAGCGATAAAAATATGAGGGTGTTATTTTCCGCTATGGATGATCCACAATCAATCCCAGGTATTGACCAAACATTCATGGAAATAATCATGGATGCACCAGACAACCTAGACGATTATGTTTTTGACACACCCAAGTATAAAGACAAATCTAAAGCAACAATCATCATTGAAGATTCGGATGCATTCTCCGAATTTTTAAGTGACCTTAACACATTACTAGAAATGAATGACCACTGGGATGCGGAGTTAAGAATTGGCTGATGAGCTTGTTAGTGTAGAACAGGAACTGGATACTGTATACCCCTTTACTGTAGCACTGGGGCAAAGATACGGTAAATACCTTCCCGCACGTATTTCTGATCATTATCTTACCGCATTGGATGATCAGGACTTACTGAGTGGCCGTGATTCAGTAGCATTGGCCGATGCCCGTATTAATGATCTTCTTTCCAAAGTTAATACAGGTGAAACGGGGAGTATCTGGAATAACCTGAAAACTGCACACTATGAATTGAAGCGCGCGCAAGTAATGGGTGATGCTAATGCTGGCAGGGCAGCAATGGCAGAAATAGAATCTTTGATCCATAAAGGGTCATCTGAATACCAGTCATGGAAAGAGATTTTTGATTTAATTGATCTCCGTAGAAGGCTTGCGGAGAGTGAGCATAAGAGGTTGGTTTCATTACAGCAAGTGTTCACAGCAGAACAGGGCATGAAGCTAATCAGGTTCCTTATCATCATTATACGCAAACACGTTAAAGACCCTGCAATATTGCAAGCAATATCGGATGAGATTAGTACAAGATTGGCTACAACCATGAACCCTCATAATGTTTACTAATGACCAAGGGCTTAAAGCCCCCAAAGGTAAAGGTTTATTAACAACTGACCTTCTGGCAAAGTTAGCAAGTGATCTCTCTGCTGATGACTTTGTGGAATATAGTCATTATCAAGATGATCCTGTAGGGTTTATGAAAGATGAATTACAGGTTACGATGACAGAGGACATCATAACACTCTGTAATTCTGTAAGGGATAACAAGATAACGATTGCAAGATCAGCAAATGCTACAGGGAAGACCTTCATAGCAGGCAGGATTGCACCTTGGTTCTTTAAGGCTTTCCCTGGGTCAAAGGTATACACAGCAGCAGCACCACCAGAATCGAACCTTAAAAGAGTGTTATGGGGTGAAATAGGTTCCGTTGTTTATGAATATCCTGATATGTTCGTAAATGATAAAGTCACCACAATGCACATAGAGAGAAATCCTGATAGTTTTATAACGGGTGTTACAATCCCCATGACAGGTTCCCCTGAACAGCGGGAGGAAAGGTTCTCCGGTAAACATGCCCCGTTTCTCTTATTCATTATTGATGAGGGAAATGCAGTCCCACAGGAAGTGTATAAGGGTATTGAATCCTGTATGTCTGGTGGTTATGTAAGATTACTAATTCTGTTCAACCCCCGCACAAGTGATGGCCCTGTATCATTAATGGAAAGGCAGGATGAGGCAAATATAGTTGTCCTCACTGCTTTTAATCATCCTAATGTAAAGACAGGGCGAGACATCATCCCTGGTGCTGTAACAAGGGAAGTGACTGTAGACCGTATCAATCGTTGGAGTCGTGAATTAGTAGAAGGTGAGGATACAGCAGAGGAATGTTTTGAAGTCCCTGATTTCCTTGTAGGTGAGACAGCAATAGCACCTAATGGTGAGAACCATCCCCCGCTACAACCAGGGTGGAGAAAGGTAACGGAGCCAGCATTTTACTACATGGTATTGGGTGTATACCCCCCACAATCAGAGAACCAGTTGATTTCCAGAAGTGCCATTGCTGATGCACGGACACGATGGGACATTTATGTAAGTCAAAACGGGGAAGTCCCCCCTGAAGGTGTAAGGCCCATTGCAGGGTTGGATATTGCTGAGTTTGGTAAAGACAGTAATGCATTCGCAATGCGCTATGGTGGGTGGGTTCCCAAGATTGAAACTTGGGGTGATGTTGACCCTATTGCCAGTGGTGATGTAGCAGCACAATTGCACAAACAGAACAGGACACTTGTAACGTTTGTAGATGGTATTGGCATTGGTGCAGCCGTTGCACCCTATATGCGGAGAAAGAATTGTGTGGCATCTTCCATAAAAGTGTCAATGAAACCTACAAAGAAACTTGAAATGGATGAGTTTTATCAATTGCGTGATCAGCTATGGTGGGAATTAAAGAAGTGGCTCGAAAATGAGGAAAGCATTGCAATGATCCCACCTGATGTAAGGCTTGTAGAAGAACTTAGTATTCCATCTTACATGAAAGATAGAAGGTCTGGAAAAATCAAAGTAACAGATAAAGACACAATGCGGGATAAACTTAAACGCTCTCCTGATAGGGCAGAGGCATTGATGTTTACTTTCTTTAACGAAGGACTGGCAAGGACATTTGATGATATCGGCGGTGCTCCTGTTGATATGGTCAATACATGGTCAAGCCATTTATGAGTAAAACAGGAAGGGCAACATGGCAAAATTAGATTTAATGAAGGAAATAGGTGTAGCTGGAGCACCAGAGTTCTCCGGTAGATTCACTGAAAGATACTCTTCCCGCTTACAGGGTGCTGAAGGTGTAATGTTAATGGCAGAGGTGTTGAGGCGGGAACCAGCAGCATACTCTCTGCATAACGCTGTTTTGCTCACTGCCAAACGATCAACGTGGAAAGGGATACCCGCATCTGACGCCCCCGCAGACCTGGAAGCGGCTGAATTCCTTGAATCATGCCTGCATGATATGAGTACGACATGGTGGAGAGTGGTACAATTTGCACTATCGTCTGGCCCATTTGGGTTTGCTGATGTAAATACTGTATTCAAGCGAAGGTTGGGGAGAGTGCCAGGTGGCAAAGTTCCTGCAAGTCGTTATGAGGATGGGCTTATTGGTTTACGGAAGATGGCCCCACGTAGGCAGGAAACCATTGACCACTGGGTATTTGATGAAAATGGTGGCCCCATTGCAATGGTGCAGAAGAACCCAAATTCAGGTATTGATATAGAAATCCCAATTGAAAACATAATTCACTTCATTTCAGGGGATGACCGTGGAGGATGGGAAGGATTGGGCTGGCTTGAACCTGGGTATAATATCGCTCACATGATCTGGAATCTGGAAGTGTTTGCTGGTATTGGTTGGCAACGTGCGCTTGTGGGTGTTCCCTCATTCACTTACCTTGAAATACCGGATGAGCAAACCAGAACTGAATTGGAAAATATGATGAAAGGCTTGATTGTGAATAAGAAACAGTATGTCACAGTACCTGGATTCTTGGGCGAATTTAAGTTACTCACGGTTGAGAACACCAATGCGGATAGTTTATTAAGCCACATTTCCCAGTTAAGATGGGAAATGCTAATGTTAGCCCTTGGCACTTACCTGCGACTTGGTTCCACTGTATCTGGTAGTAGGGCATTGTCTTTCCCCCTTATTGAGATGTTCCGCATTGGCGTGAACGGAAACCTTGATATGGTACGGGATACGTTGAACAAGCATTTAGTCCCCCGCTTGTTTGCAGCCAATGCAGATAGTTTTGGTTCCATTACGGACTACCCTCAACTTGAGCATTCAACCGTGCTTGACCTACCCGAAGAAGTATTAAGTAATCTAATACCAATTCAGAACT